GCTTGCAGTTTATAAACTTGAAGAAGATGCACCGGATTTAAAAGTACATACACGGGATTCAGCATGCTTTGATATACCGATATACATAAAAGAAAGTGTCATAGCATATAATTCTGTTAATGATAGGGAAGATAGATATCCGTGCCGCAAAGACCGGCTCATCGAAGTAGAGAATAGTTTAGATATTCCGCCGTTGTATAAGGTGTGTTTGCGAACAGGATATATTTTAAATATTCCACGGGGATATTCTGTAAGAATCTTTGCAAGGTCCAGCACTCCCTTAAAACGTGGATTGATTCTTGCGAATGGTGTTGGTATTGTTGATTCAGACTATACGGATGAATTGATGCTTATTATGGCAAATATATCCAACACAACCGTGAGAGTTGATCATGGTGACAGGCTTGCACAGGGTGAGATGGTTGAAAATTTTTGTTATAACATAATGAAAATGAACATTAAACCTACTCGTAAGACAGATCGAGATGGAGGAATGGGTTCTACAGGAAAATAATTTTTATAAATAGTGTTTTAGATGTATAAATAGTAGTACAGAATTGCCGATGGTCGGAATTCTGATTTGTAACATACTCGCTTCTTAGAAGGGGAACGATATGACATTTTTAAGATTCAACACCAGTAACGTAGATTTAGAAAATTTCTTCAAAATTGCAGTACCCAATCAAGATTTTTTTGAGAGAGTTAACAAATTTGGTGGACAAGAAGTAAAATATCCGCCTTACAATATGTACGAACTCGATAGATATACGACTAGGCTAGAACTTGCTCTCGCAGGATGGTCTAAGGAAGATATTGAGGTTGAGTTTGAAAAGAACTCTCTTCGCATCATGGGTAAGAAAAATCATGAGGATGCCGCACCTAACGCTTTATCCCACTATCATCAGGGAATTGCATCGCGGGCATTCAAGGTTGAATTACCCTTGTACGGAACTCATAAGGTACGGTCTGCGAACTTGGTAAACGGAATACTCACTATTGATGTTGAGGAAATCGTGCCTGAGGAAGACAGACCAAGGAAAATCGAAATTGGGACAGAAAAATGTTCCAGTGATACTAAGAAAGAATTTCTTACTGAATAAGTAATTCATGCACCAACTAGAGAAGAGGTTTTGCTCCGTTAGCTTAATCGGTAAAGCTGTGGCCTTGTAAGTCATGGAAGGGGGATCGTAACCTCCACGGAGCTCCAACAACCGGGAAGCTTAAAAAGCTTGTCCCTCGTGCCAGGGCCCTGGCGCGGGTGGATGCTACTGGAACGTTCCAGTAGCATCTAATTATTGGATGGCTCAGGATTGTTGGAGCTCCGTGTTTATTCGGCCCTACGAGGAACCGGCCGGGTATCCGGCCGGGTTCGCAATTGGATGTAATTGGATGTAATTGGATGTAATTGGATGTAATTGGATGAGGGGAATAAAATGGAATTTGTTAAGTATGAATGTGGATGTATTGGTATTAGAAATACGCCCAATGGAAATTATTTAATTGAAGCGTGCGATTTACCAGATAGCTATGGGGACTCGCACACGAGCAATATTGGATTTATCAAGAATGACAGAAATTTTAATGAAAAGAATTGTAGACCATTAAATAAAGAAGAATTTGAAAGAATTATATCCAGATTTAATCAATACGTCACGATGGGTGAAAGGTGGGATTACCTTAAAGATGCATTACGACCAATAGTGTCAGAAGGTATTGAGGAGTGGAGATCGATCCCCATTAAACCACATGAGGATGTCTCTCCATCACATGAGGATACTATAAACGCTGTTAGAGCGTCCATAAATTTCATTTCTTAAAAGCCTACGAAAGTAGAATTTTGCATTGACAATTGCCGTTCTGGAGATAATTTGATTATGAAACCGATAATTAAATGGGCTGGTGGTAAACAGAAATTATTGCCTCAAATATTACCCCATATTCCAAAAGAATATAATTGGTATCATGAACCGTTTCTAGGTGGTGGTGCTTTGTTTTGGTCGCTCCAACCTAAGAAAGCAATTATATCTGATGCAAATCAGGAACTAGTAAATTTCTATCAACAAGTGAAGGATAATCTTCCTAAACTTCTTCAAGAAATTTCAAATTTTGGAGATATTGATGAGGAACTGTTTTACGAGTTGCGCGATTTAGATCGAGCCTTTTCATATAAAGAATATTCCGATATAAAGAAAGCAGCTCGTTTTTTGTTTTTGAATAAGACTTGTTACAATGGATTATACAGAGTTAACAAGCAGGGACAATTTAATACTCCCTACGGGAAATATAAAAATCCAAAAATATACAATTTGCGTGAAATGAAAAATGCATTTCACTTGCTTAATCCACCAAATCAGATATCTGTTTTGAATAAATTGTATACTGACGTTTTGAAGGCAAGCTCAAAAGGAGATTTTGTATATTTTGATCCGCCTTATCATTCAGTAAAGAAAACATCTTTCGTAAGTTATAATAAAAGTATCTTTGGTGAAAAGGATCATATAGACCTAAAAAACCTATGTGTCAGATTGACGCAAAGAGGAGTTAAGTTCCTTCTTTCTAATTCGTATACTGATTTCACAGTTGATTTGTTTTCAAGCGGCGGTGAATTCTGGGTGTCCACCATCAAAGCGAAGAGGTACATAAATAGTAATGCAGAAGGTCGTGGTGACGTTAAAGAAATATTGGTTAAGAATTATTAGTATTTTTGGGAGAAAATTTAGTGTCTAAACCAAAAAAGAGATTGTTTGATAATAAAACTCCATTGGAAGATTACCTTTATATAGAAGCAGAAGAACTTGTGCCTGTGGTTATTCCAAAATATGCTCCTATTGAACATAGATGGATACAGTCTAGACGTTTTGATAATTATCAAGAAGAGGGATATGTTCCCGCTCTTGACTATTATCAAAATCAAATAGATTATTGGCAGTCTGTTATGGAAGATTTCCAACAGTCTTACAAAGAAGAAGAAAAATATGCAAGAGAGGTTTTCACATCTCAAAATATGAATTAGGAGTTTAATTGTGATTGATTTTATCAAAAAAAGGTTAGTTCTGTATCATGACGATGCAGATGGTTTTGCAGCTGCATACTGTATCTGGAAAGTATTTGGTGATAAATACACTGTTTACAAACCTGTAAATTATGGGCAGGATGTTGTAAACTATAAACCATACAATGATCTAGTGATTGTTGATTTTTCTTATCCCCGTGACGTTATGGATGAGATGTATAAACATTTCCGATACTCTGATATGTTAGTATTGGATCACCACCAGACAGCTGAAGCTGATTGTAAAGATGCCCCGTATGCGAAATTTGAGATGAAACAAAGTGGTTGTTTTATGGCATGGAACCATTTTGTTAATGAATACAATCCTCATAATCATGCACCACAAATTGTTAAATATATCCAAGATTATGATCTTTGGAAATTTCAGTTTGGTGAATCTACGCGAAACTTTGGCGCATTTATCCATTCCAAAATGCCTTGGTCATTTCTACAATGGCAGATTTGGGACGAACATTGGGCAGGCATTCATGGAACATTTTTTGAAGAGGGGAAAACTATTCTCCGATATCAAAGATCGGTAGTTGATAGGGCGTGCCACAAACCTGATAAATGTTCATGGATTATTAATGGACAAGAATTTTTAATTCCTGTGGTTAATACCGGAATTTTAAAGTCTCAAATGGGTAGTAAACTTGCAGAAGGAAATCTTTTTTCAGCAACTTATTATGAAAAGGGGGGGAAGAGATTTTGGTCACTCCGTTCTGGAAAATTTGGAATTGATGTTTCTGAAATTGCTAAAATTCTCGGCGGCGGCGGACATCACCACGCAGCAGGATTTGATGAAGAAACGAAATTGATTGCTCAGAGAGTTTTTCATATCCACCTTCCAACTCCGCATGGATACATCCAAGAAGCCTCTTAAATACAGTATAATAATAGCACTTGACATTTGCCCCATTTTGTGTTAAGCTATAAGTAGTTAATAAAATAAAGGTATTATTTATGAGTGATTTCTATACTAATGTTGCACAAATAAAAGACAACATCCTATATCGTGGCATCACTGAGGATGGTAAGAGAATCAGAAAAAAGATTCCTTTCCAACCTCATTTGTTTATTGATACAAAAGTCGAATCAAAATTCAAAACTCTTGACGGTTTAAATGTGGACAAGGTTAAAATGGATTCCATTATGGAAGCCAAAGATTTTATCAAGAGATATAAAGATATCGGAAATGTTGATGTCTATGGTAACGAGAATTTCATCAGTCAGTTTATTGGTGATTGGTTTCCTGATGACATTCCTTGGGACATAGACAAGATTCGTATTTGTAATATCGATATGGAAGTTGCGTCTGAAAATGGATTTCCAGATGTCGAGAACTGTGCTGAAGAAATTCAGATTATCACTATCAGGGAGAAAGATTCTTTTATAGTTTTTGGCGTTGGAGATTATGCACCTCACAAAGAAGGTATTGTGTATAGGAAATACGATACTGAAAAAGAGATGCTTATTAATTTCTTGGATTTTTGGGTGAAATATTATCCTGACATTATCACTGGATGGAATACTTCGATGTTTGATATTCCATATCTTGCGAAGCGAATAGAGAAGATTCTAGGGGAGAAGGAAGTTAAAAAATTATCTCCTTGGGGAATAGTTCATGAACGATTCGTTGAAATTTATGGACGCTCTAATAGCGTTTATAACATCACAGGAATTGCAGGAGTAGATTATCTGGATTTGTATCGTAAGTTTGCTTTTACGACTCAAGAAAAATATACTTTAGGTCATGTAGCTTTTGCTGAAGGTGTTGGAAGTAAAATCGATTATTCAGAATATGATAATCTTCATACTTTATATAAGGAAAATTTTCAACTATATGTTGAGTACAACATTCAAGATGTTGAGTTGGTAGGTGAACTTGAAGAGAAGATGGGATTAATTTCTCTTGCTCTGACGATGGCATATGATGCGAAGGTAAATTATGGCGATGTATTTTCACAAGTACGAATGTGGGATACTCTCATTTACAACCATCTTCGTAAGAGGAATTTGGTTATGCCACACAAGAAACCTGCTCGTAAGGATACCATGTACGAGGGTGCATATGTAAAAGACCCTGTAGTTGGCTTTCATAATTGGGTTGTGTCTTTTGATCTGGACAGTTTGTATCCACACCTTATTATGCAGTACAACATCTCGCCTGAAACTTTGGATGTTGATCATACAGATGTGATGGAAGTTGGTGAAATCACTGTTGACAAGATGCTGAAGAAAGAACTGGATTTGAGTTGGTTGAAAGATGCTAATTTAACTATCACTCCCAATGATCAATATTTCCATCTGGAGAAACAGGGATTCCTTTCAGAGATGATGGAAACGATGTATAAAGATCGAGTACGTTATAAAACATCTATGATTCAGGCACAGAAAGATTTTGAGATTGACAAAAGCAACAATGTCCGTAATAGAATCTCGAAGTATAAAAATTTACAGATGGCAAAAAAGATTCAGTTGAATTCAGCCTACGGTGCATTGGGAAATCAATATTTTAGACTGTTTGATGTTAGATTGGCCGAGGCAATTACTAAGTCAGGACAACTTTCAATCAGATGGATTGAAAATAGACTTGATGATTATTTCAATCGAGTGATGAAAACAAAAAACGAGAAGTTCGTTATTGCTTCAGATACAGATAGCGTCTATCTTTGTTTGGAAAAAATTATCGAGAGTCAATTTTCGGCAGATGAATCACCGGATAAAATTGTATCTTTTTTAGATAAGATGTCGGAACAGGTGCTTCAGCCTATCATCGATAAAAGTTACGATGAACTTGCAGAGTATGTGAATTCACATCAGAAGATGAGAATGTCTCGTGAGGCAATTGCAGACAAAGCAATCTGGACAGCAAAGAAAAGATACATTTTGAATGTATGGGATATGGAAGGTGTACGCCACACAGAACCGGAATTGAAGATTTCGGGTATTGAGGCAATCAAAAGTTCAACTCCATCTGCTTGTCGGGAGAAGATTAAAGAAGCGCTGAAAATGATGATGGAAAGCGATGAAGAAAGCTTGATTAGATTCGTGGCAAAGTTCCGAAATGAGTTTTCAAAGCTTCCTGTAGAGGAAATTTCTTGGCCTAGAAGTGTGAATGGAGTTAGGAAATATGTGCTAAACAAAAATGGTTCGTTTAAGCCCAAAACCCCAATTCATGTTCGGGGCTCATTAATTTACAACAAGCTTCTCAAAGAGAATAATTTGGAAATAAAATATCCCAAAATTCAAGAAGGCGAGAAGATCAAATTTATCTATCTCAAAGAACCAAATCCGACTAGAGGGAACATAATATCGTTTCCCACATCACTACCAGTTGAATTTAAGCTACACAAGTATATTGATTTCAAAATGCAATTTGAAAAATCTTTTCTTGAACCGCTGAGGATGATTTCGGATAAAATATTATGGGAGCTTGAGGAAAGAGCTTCTATTGAGGGATTTTTTAATGTTACTTGAAAAAAAAGATGCAGTTTTTGCTGCTATGAAAATGATGGAATATTTCAAAGACTTCAATCGAATTGATGATTACTTTCGTGCTAGAAAAATTGAGCGAGTAAAGAATTTACCAACGCCACTTCCTGGCTTTGGTTTGGAAGATGATATGTTTCAAGACTATGATATGAGTCCAGAAGATATGGATTTCAAGGTAGCATCCATACCTAATAAATCATTTGATGGGATGCTAGAAAAGGTGGCGTCATTTTCACCAGATGAAAATCCGGGCAAGACTTTGAAGCTTGTAGTACAAGAAACAAATACAAACACTATAGCTGGATTTCTTCGCTATGGTTCGCCGCTTATTAATTCTAAGCCGCGTAATGACTATCTTGGTGATATTCCAGATTTAGATATATTTAATAAACGTGCAATCATGGGATTTAATATTGTGCCAGTTCAACCATTTGGCTTTAATTATCTTGGTGGTAAATTACTTGCAGCCATTTGTTGCTCTCACGCAACTCGTAGGATGCTGAACAAGAAATACGATACAGAGTTTTGCTTATTTGAAACAACATCACTTTACGGTAATATCAAAGGTGCATCTATGTATGACGGGATGCGCCCATACTTACGATACAAAGGCGATACACAATCTAAATTTTTGCTGACTTTGGGTGAAGATATATATCCAGAATTAAAGGATTGGTTCACAGAAAAAAATGGTGGTGAGGAACTTATTCACAAAGGAGCGTCAAGTCGTAAATTAAAGATGCAAACCAAGATGGTCGGCATTGTAAAAGCTTCTCTTAAAAGAGTTGACAATAAAGCTTACAATCTCTTTTGTAAATCTATGGAAAATGCTAGTGGAGTTACCACACAAAAGAGATTTTACATGAGTGAATATGGTTACTCA